AGTTTCTTTGCCTTAGACGGCTCTATGACCGTTACGGGAATCCCGGCCTTATACAGCTTATGCTTGAAGATTCCCATGTTCTCTGCCAAATTGAACACACGGCCTTTAGATCCGTAGGAATAGCCTTCTACGGCTACATCCGAGGCTCCTATGCATAACTTACTTGACCAATCTGAGATCGTATCAAACCGATCCACATCCATCACATATTCTTGAAAACTTTCACCATTAATGTTTGGTAAAATTTTATCTGCAAATTTTTTAACTGTTGTCAAATAATAGAACGAACAATTTTCAAATTTAAATTCTTTACGCTCATCATAGAGACATAGGCAGGGGCAAGTTATTGAGTAGTCAACACCTACGAGCATATAGAACATAGATATTTATACCTCGCACAGGGGAGTGTTTCTTGGTTCTCTGTCAAGCGTACTTCGAACACTTGAGAAAAAACGCGAGCCCCATCTCCCCCGGCAAAATTATTTATAACAAAAATTCTCCTTTTTGGGGAGAATTTTGTTTTTTAAACTCCTCGGGTTGGGATCGAACCAACGACATCAAAATTAACAGTTTTGCGCTACTACCAGCTGAGCTACCGAGGATTACATATTAAACTATCTGACAACCTCCTGCAGAACATGCAAATTCCTTTGCTGCTTCTGTATTGTCTTGTGACTCGTATTGTGACAACTCCTTGAAGTTAACCTTGATCTTTGGGTGTTCATTATAAGTTGCAGCGTCAATCTGCTCAAACGGAGCCTGAGCATATGTATGATTGTCACCACCTGGCAAGAAGGAGATTCCCGTTGCAACATCAAAGTTTTCCCATAACCATTGACCAACTTCAAGGAATTCGCTGTCACGGTAGTTTACGGTTACAGAGGGCTTGTGTTGGCAATAATGTTCTTGGTATGTCTTCCAAAGATCCAAGTGATCAAGTGCACGCAGATCTTCAGTAGTTACTGTGCCACGCGGAGCCTTCATTGCAAACGTAAAGACAGCAGTGTTGTTTGGATTGATTACATCGTCTTCACAAGGAACTCCTTGATCTTTCATGAGTTGATAGATTGGATCTTTCTTGTCAATACGAACTCTGCGATAATAATAATCTGCATATCTTGGGTGTAGACCTGATGCAGAATCTACCAAGCAAGAAGTAGTTCCCTCTGGCTTGACGCATGTGATGGACTTGCTTGGATTGATACCCAACTTCTCTGCCCATTGCATATTAGTTGCCGTTGCATGATCACGAAGACTTTCAAGCAAACGAATAAGTTTTGGCTTGCCCTCAAGACCACTGGTTAACTTGTTGTCATATATACCCGTCATGCTAACACCAAGAAGTCTCTCGTCCTCACAGTTCTTCTTCCACTCTGGACGAAGATACGGGAATTTAGTAAATGTAGATTGAACGGTGCCAATGATTGTGGCCATCTCAATCTTCTTCTTGAGTGTTGCAGCAGTATCATCAGGTCGAACAACAACAGTTGAAAGATTGCAGAACTCAAACGGTTTCAAGATGATCTCTGAGCATGGATTCGTTCCGTACTCAGCATCGATATCCCGGCCCCATTTGGCTGCTTGCTCTTGGAGAGCTTTACGATTGATCATTCCACGCTCACCACTATGGCTGTTGTATAGTGAAGTCCATTCCTCAAGGAATTGGCCCATCGGTGGGCGACCACGGTAAACAGCAGAGTTGTTTGCGTAGGAACGGAAGCCTGCTTGCTCCCACCACGCACCGCTCTTACATAGAGCCATCTCACGATCAGAGAGATCGCTGAGTGAAATCATGGCAGAACGACGAACACCACCTACAATAACAGCGTTTGCAATAGCACAGCAAACATCGTGGCACTCAAGAGCAGTTAACTTACGACCTTGTGCGCTATAGAAAACCTTTACGATTAACTTAAAGAGATTATCAAGAGGAGCAGGACCACTAGCCCTACCGCCAAAAGTCTTAAGTCTAGCTCCAGCGGGTCTGATCCCGGACACATCCCATTTAACGTGACGACCCGAATACAGATGTCGTAGAATTTCTTTAAGAGCGTTTCCCCAACCTTCTTTAGAGTCTTCAACTTTGACAACAACATTAAAATCCTTTTCTATTTTATTAGCGACAGTTGGAAGTTTATCAGTGTACTGACGCTCAACACTGTAACCGACTCCTGTTCCATTCATTAGAATTACAAACAGTTCTGCAAATGATTCAACAGAATCAATTGGCAAGTATGAACAGTTGTACAAACAAGTATTGTCATGATCTAGTGCAGGTCCAGCAGTCATCAAACTTCTCATTGAAGGAAGAACTTCAAGATTAATAATTGCCTTCTTAATGTCTGGACGATCTGCAAGTGCGGGAACTTTGTCCGTGAAATAATTCCACCATCTTTCTACACACTCATCCCAAGTTTCACGACGACCATCTGATGGAAGCCAACGTGAATAGCGCGAGATGAAAATAAACGATTGGAATGGTGATAAAATTTCTGGCATAATGGGCCTTTCTATGGTGGTGTCTTTATTTAGTTGTTAGAGTTTGCCACGAAACTGGGAAAAGTGGAGCAATTATTTTACCAATTGCTTTGGCATATTCCTGAATTTCCCATTGTGCGTGGGCATCGATTCTCAAATTATAAATACGGGCAAATGCATAGAGAGAACCAGTCCATACAAATTCCGTGTAAGTTCCTTGCGGTAAAATTGATCTGGCTTGCTCAGGTGCAACACCATCAGCAAGAAGATCATTGTAAAGTTTTACACAATCCTTTGCAACAGAATCATATTCTTGTCTCAACTTAATACAGAGATCCATATCTTCAATTCTTCCGCTGCTTCCTTGCTTTGCACCATTGATTGGTGCCGACCTCCAAAGAGGAATGTAAATTTCGGGATCAAATGTTACATATCTTCTGCTCACCTCATTCATAGTAAGACCAATCTGATGCTTACCAAGTTGAGCACGAACAAAAATTGGACATTTAACTCTGAGTGTTACAACTGCATGACAAAATGGAGTAAAGTGATCATGCTTAGAAAGATAATTAATAAGTTTAGCATCTCGTTCTGCAAGAGTACCATCTTCATTCAATTGACTTGTCTTGTTGAAAGAAACGCGGGCAGCATCACAAACAGAAAGATCTGTGCCCATACAATCAACTAGTTGTACATGACCATAATCAAGAACTTTAACTTCAGTCAGCTCCGGACTTGTTTCCATCATTTTTGTCATTAGTATCTTCATCCTTATCTACAAGTTCAACAGTAACACCAGGGATCTTTGTAAAGTCAGCAGCATATTCTCTAGCCTTTGACCATAGAACAAAATCCATTTCCTTTACATATTCAGAAAATCTCTGAACAAACATGAGATAGGCTTCGCTTGCCTTTAAAATCTCATCTTCAGTCATGTCTTCATCATCATCATGTTCCATATTAAACTTTCTTCCAATAAGTGTACTTCATCTTTGCTACAAGTCCAGAATAAACATTATTAATTATTAGTTTCATGGTAGTGTTGATTCCATAAGCCAATACCATGTCGTTTATGTCTTTCTTGTCGATCTCTGATGGCCAGATTACTACGTTTCTTCCAGCCTCTACATATTTTCCAATCAGCGCAACAATCTCGGCATTTCTTGGTTCATTGTCAAATATAAAAATAACTTTAGACTTCTTTAATTTATCCGGTAACTCAGCCAACCATCCAGCGCCCTGCATTGCCACACCATTTGGTATAAACATTGAATCGATAGGACCTTCAGTTACATATACCGTGTCGTGTGGCTCTATCTTATCTAGGTTGTACCAAAGTCTCTCTTCTCCTTCGCGCTTCAGCGTGATATAACGAATCGCTTTGCCAGTTGGGTCAAGAGAGCGACCCTGAACTCCAATAAGCTCCCCAGAATCGTTATAGAATGGTATGACCAATCGGGGCTCTTTGGTCCCTTCACGATTAAAGGAGTGCATGATCTTTCCAAAGTCAGTGCAATAATAAAAGTTACAATATTTTTCTTTAGGTATTTCACGGGACTTGACATATTTTATCGCCGTATGGTCTGCATTGAGTAGGTCAAGCCTCGTTCCGAGATTAGTAAACACTTGTTGGCGGGGAGCATCTTGTTTTTTCTCAACTGGTTTCGGATTCGCATCTTTAAATTTTTCAAACGCATATTCTTTTGCGAGTGATGGGCTAATATTTTCAAGTACAGAATATAGGTTGCAAGAAAAACCGCAATTATGGCATTTGTAAACATAATGGCCTTTGTGCTCAAAGAAGTATCCCCTTGTCTTGGACTTATTCTTCTGTGAGTCGCCACACTTGAAACATCTACATGTGGCTAGTGTATCTTTCTTCCACTTAAACTTCTCAAGTGAACCAGATACCAAATTTACAAACTTCTTATCAATATATAGCGTCATTTGGCTTCTTCAAAAGTCCAATTGATTGCTTTATTCTTTTTCTTTCCAAATTGAGGATTGAACGTGCTGGCATCTGATCCAGATCCATAACCCTCTTCATCGGTGTTGTTAGAGTTTACAAGATTGGAATTCGTGTTGTCAACATCATAGAATTTCATCTTGGACTTATTAACTCCAACTAAGAACTTCCTGTTCTTGGTAGTGTCATTACCACGATTCTTCAACTGCTTCACCATGAGTTGCCCAGACTCGGCAAGTTCTTCGTTCTCAATAAGAGCAAAGAAGAAGTCCGCAGTCTGTGGCAACCCAAAGCTCTCTGATGTGTCAGTCATTTCCATGTCGCTGCTCTTGGCACCTTCACGGTTGACCTGAGTGGCAGTCCAAAGAGGAATATTAAACTGCTTGGCCATACCACGTAGTTCCTCAGCAATTCCCTTGACATAGGTGTAACTGTTCATACCATTACCAAGTTTAAACCTGGCGCAGGAGCAGATGTTTAGATAATCTACAAAGATCACATCTGGAACAAACTTCTTCTTGATCTTAAGTTCTTCCATAAGATTGCGGAAGTGGGTTACATTTGCAGCGGCTGTAGGATACTCTTTGATGATAAGTTTGCCACGGCAAGTTCTCTTGAGATTTTCCACCTTTGATTCATACTGAGTCAATGGCATAGTCTCAAGGTGATGCATGTCTGTGTCAAGAAGATTGGCATCGATACGTTTTGCAATTTCTTCTTCTGCCATCTCAAGTGTGATGTAAAGAACATTCAGGTTTTGTGACAAGCACGCTGCCGCATGATGGCACAGAAAGGCACTCTTGCCTACACCGGATGCTGCCATTACTACATTGAGAGTTTTCTTGCGCGTACCACCACGGGTGATCTTGTTAAACATCTCAAGATCAAATGGAACCTTCTCCTCTACTCTGTGATAATACTCATATCGCTCATCAACATCTTCCAAAAAGTCATGGCCAACTCTAGTATCAAAAGAAACAGAAAGAGCCTTTGACATGATATCAGGAATAGCATTCTGAGTCTTTTCCTTGTCTTTGCCCTCAATAATTCCAATGGATGCCATGATACCATTGTAGATTGCCTTTTCCTTGCAGAACTTTTCTGTCTGTTCAACTAGCCAGACTGTATCAGACTTCTCACCTTCTTTGTACATCTCATCAGCAATAGATGTGCACTTCTTAAATTCAACTTCACTGAGTGCTTTCTCGTCGCCAAGCGAAATGAGTACAGCATCCTTTGTAGGAATGCTGTTGTACTTTAAAATAAATTTGCCAACGATACCGAACACAGTCTTTTCAGACTTGTCGTGAAAATATTCCTCTTGGAGGAACGGGACAACTTTGCGAGCATAGTCCTCATTGAGGACCAAGTTCTTTAGAATTACTGATTCCATGTTTTAATTATGTCTTGGTTTTTTAAGAAGTCCAGTATCAATCCGTATGAACATCATCTTCAAGAT